CTGCGAGCCTGTGGCGCGGCTGTTTCCGGCCGACCGACACGCCAAGACAACGCTGGAAATCAATTTCGCCTCGATGCCGCTGGTCATCAATGGCGCCAACAGTCAGAGCAAACTGCAAAGCAAGCCGGTGCGCTGGCTGTTCCTCGACGAGGTGCGGAACTATCCACCAGGCGCGTATGAAATGGTTTTGAAACGCACACGGGCATTCTGGAACGCACGCCGGATTATGATTTCAACACCAGACCATGAAAACGACCATGTGCATCGTGCCTACCTTGAAGGCGACAGGCGAATCTACAAAGTCGAATGCCCCGAATGCAAAGGCCGGCATGAAATGGCATTCGACAACATCAAATGGGATACGAACGCCGACACCTACAAAAACGACGAATGGGATTTCGACGAACTGACAAAAACGATTCGGTACGAATGCCCCGAATGCCAGGCGCCGTTCATCGACCGGCAAGACATACGCAAGGCGTTTGCCCGTTCAGGCGTTTGGGAGGTTACGAATCCGCAGGCGCCAAGCGAGAAGGTTTCATTCCGCTGGTCTGCTGTGCTGCCGCCATGGGTAGCCTGGCGCGACCTGGTGCAGGAATTTCTCCAGGCCAAGGCCGCGCTGCGAGTTGGCACAACTGTTCCTCTGAAGGCATTCAAATGCGAAAGCCTGGGCGTTCCCTGGATTGAAGAAATGGAGAGCGACGACGAACTGCGGGAACTGTCGGTGCATGGCGACGCATGGCCCTGGCCTGACGAGGATTTCAGGTTTGCAACGGTGGACGTCCAGAAAGATTTATTTTACCTGGTCGTGCGTGCCTGGTCGAAGGACGGCAACAGCAGGTTGGTGCATTGGTCGAAGCCGTTGACCTGGGAGGACGTCGAGGAATTGAGGATTGAATACAACATCAAACCGCATTTGCTGTTCATTGATTCGGCCTACAACGCGCAGAAGGTTTACGCGGCGTGCAAGCGGTTTGGCTGGACTTGTATGCGGGGCAGTAAGCTGCGCGACTTCGCGCACAAGCTGAAGGATGGGGCAAACGTGCGCCGCGCCTACTCCCCCAGGGTGCTGGTCGATCCGGCCATCGGAACCAAGGCCCAGGGCCGAGTGCGCCCTGTGTCGTTGTTCCATTGGAGCAACCCAACCGTGAAGGACGTTCTGTACAATCTGCGCGAGGGGAAGGGCGCCAGTTGGACGGCCCTGCCAGATTCCGGCCAGGAGTATGAACTGCAAATGTTCAGCGAGCGCCGCAAGGAACGCGCCGACAAAGCCGGCCAGCCTGTTTATGAATGGCATCGAGTCGGCAAGCGGGCAAACCACATTTGGGATTGTGAATGTATGCAGGTGACGGCGGCCATGATGGCGAAATGTTTGGCCGAAGTCGCTTGACGAATCGGCCGACTGACGTTACATTTCTTACGGTTTGGTTCATGTTTGCAGGCCGGAGCGCCTGCACCCTCTCACAACCTGCGGCCCTGATGGTTTCCTCTTTCCCCACTCAGGGCCGCTTTCTTTTGTTCGCTTGAGATTTTCCAACCCTCCCCGACTATTTTCCGGAAATGCGGGCAGAAGGTTTATTTCTTGATTTCACGACAGGCGAAATCACCACCATCCTGACCAAGGCCAAGAGCCTTGTAACGGAAGGCAAAACAATGATGGCCTACGGCATCGGCGGCCGGAATAGCACAAAGCAATTCACGCTGCCGATTGACCAGGTTTTGCGCGAATGCCGTTTCGCGTTAAAAAAGAAAGACCCGGCGACCTACGGCTACCTGTCAACCCGCACCTACGCCAAGTTTCGCAATGCTTAAAGGATTCTTTAAAAAACTCGGCTCCTTGTGGGAACCGCAATATCAGAGCAACCGCTACCGTCGACCGCTGCGTTACCTGAACAAGGACACCAAGCAGCTAATACCGACCGGCACACATCAACAGTTGGTTTCCGCCGGCCGCTGGTTGTTTGGCAACTTCGCGCCAGTACGCGGCGCCCTGCTTGAGCAATGCACCTATTCAGTCCAACCGTTCATTCCGCAATATGTCGGCAAGGACTTGGAATGGGGCGTGCGTGCTGAATCCTGGCTGAACGATTGGCACAAGATCATGGACATCCAGGGGCGTTGCGATTTCGAGGAATTCCTTTACCTGTCGCTGTTGTCGATAAAGCGCGACGGCGACGTCGGCGTCATGCTGACAAACACGGCCGGCGGTTATCCTGCCGTGCAACTGATACCTGCTCACCGCATCGCCAGCCGAAACCAGAACGCAAACGAACACAACGGCGTAATCAGCAACAAGCAGGGCCGTGCGGTGTCCTATGTTATTGACGGCGAGCGCAAGGTTAGCGCCCGCGATATGGCCCTTTGCTTCTTTCCCGAATGGTCAGACCAGGGGCGGGGCGTCACTCCCTTGTCGGCCGTCACCGGCGACTTGCAGGACGTCAAGGAACTGCGCGAATACGAACTGAACGCGCAGAAGGCGGCCAGCAGCATTGCCCTGGTTGAACATAACGAGGACGGCTATGCAGACGACTCCGAGGCGTTNATCGACCAGACTGTCGAGGACGGCAGCCTGAACACCACGCTGGAAACGCTTGAAGGCGGCGCCATTCGATATTTTCGTGCCGGCTCCGGCAGCAAGATCGAGGTGATGGACAGGAACAGGCCCGCGGCCACGGCGCAGAATTTTGAAAACACAATCCTACGCTCTGCCTTCCAGGCGCTTGAATGGCCCTACGACCTGTCCCTGGATCCGACCAAGATCGGCGGGGCGGTGGTTCGCCTGGTTACTGCGAAGGCGCAGCGCACAGTCGAGAAAAACCAGCGACTAGTCCGCAAGATGGCCCGCCGAATTGACGGCTACGCATTGGCCAAGGCGATGAAGCTGGGACTGTTGCCGTTGCCGAAGGGCGGCGATTGGTATTCCTGGCATTACCAGGGGCCGCGCAAAATTTCAGTTGATGGTGGAAGGGATGCGGCAGCCGGCCGCGAGGATTACAAACTCGGACTGACGACCTTGCAAGAGTTGTACGCCGACCGCGGCCTGCATTGGGAAGATGAGGTTGAAAAAAGAATTTCAGAACAGCGTTTTGTTTTAGACCTGGCCGAAAAATACGGCATCGACCCAAACCGCGTTCAACTACTTACACCAAACGGACTACCCAATAATGAAAATAAAACAGGAGTTTGAAAAATGGGCCATCCTGCCGGCCTGCATCGAGCGGGCGCAGGCAACCCTTGGCGCGACCATGGTTGAAGCCGCGGAGGACGAGGCGCCTGGCGATGAAATGGATGACTACACTTTTGCCGAGAGCGGCGGCGTGGCTGTCATTCCCGTGGCCGGCGTTATAGGCCACAAACTCGGCCCGGTGGCCAAGATGCTTGGCGCCGTTGATGCGCTCGACATCATGGCGGCCGTTGAACTGGCAGCCGGCGACGACGAGGTTGACACGATAATTTTGGACATTGACAGCCCAGGCGGGACAGTTGCCGGCGTGCCGGAATTGGCTGAAACAGTCGAGGCCGTGCAGGCGTCAGGCACCAAGAAAATTTACGCCTACACCGACAGCCAGATGGCCAGCGCGGCCTATTGGTTGGCAGCAGGTGCCAACGGCATATTCGCCGCGCCATCGGCAGACGTTGGCAGCGTTGGCGTTTATCTGCCGGTGATGGACACCAGCAAGGCGCTGGCCGAGGAAGGCGTGACGGTTGAGGTTTTCAAGAGCGGAAAATATAAGGCTGCCGGATTCCCTGGCGTTGCCCTGGACGAGGAAGTTCGCAAGCACCTGCAGCTTGAAGTCATGGACACCTACAACGAGTTTGCCGGATTTGTTCGCAAGTTCAGGCCCGAACTGAATTACGACAGCCTGCAGGGCCAGACCTTCACAGGGCGCCGGGCCTCGAAGATCGGCATGATTGATGGCGAGGCTAAAACTCTCGATTCTCTCTTGCAAAAACTCGGCAAGGCGTAAGATGAACTTAAATTGTTTTTGAAACGATGACAATCGCACAGGAAAACGTCGAGTTGAAAGCGCAGCTTGAGGCTGCCACGACCGACACGGAGCAGGCAACGGGCGAAATCGTCTCGTTGAGGGAACAGGTTGAGAAACTTGACGCGGCGCAGGCTGGCCTGCTGGAGAAATGCGGCCATCTGGAGGCTGAACTGGCCGAGGCCAAGACCGACCAGGCCGACGTCGAGGAACTGGCCGGCGCACAGGCTGCCGAGATAGTCGCTCAACAGGGCGCCGAGCCGGTGGCAGAGGATGCCGAGGAAGTCAACAAGACCAAGACCCTGGACGAGCTTTGGGTTGATTATCACGCGATAGAAAACCTGAAGGAACGAACCGTTTTCTATCGGAACGAAATCCAGCCGCAACTGTAATTTTTAGGAGAACACTATGGCAAACACACTAGGGGGCGTAAATCTAGCCCAAATCGCACAGCAAACGCTCGAAACACTCTCGGCCGAGATGCCAATTGTTTCGGCATTCACGACCGACTTCAGCAGCGACGTTGCGGATGTCGGCGAATCGGTCAGCACTCGCGTTGCGACGGCTGTTAGCGCAGGAGATGCCACAAGTGGATACTCTGCAACGGACGTTACTTCAACGGCCAAGACCATCACGCTGAACAAGCACAAGCATTTCACGGCGGCATTCACCGACCTGGAGATTGCAAAGGGCGGCATGGATATGCTCGAAAGAACTTTCGTTCGTCCGGCCGTTCATGCAGTAGTCAATCAGATGATGG